ATACAGAGCTGCTCTATATATTGTGTTGGTGGAATTGTCTTCCAACCATTTTAAAAGGTAGTTCTAACTCCTATAAGGAGTCTGTAGTGTCGGTCGACTTTCGACGTTCACTACATCTCTCGAAATTAGCAGATTCGAGGGAGGAACCTCCAGCTGACATCCTCCAGACGCAGCGACAGCAATGCTCTCGATGTGCTCTAGGGATAGAGGAATATCCTCACCAGCTGGGACCTGGGTGTTCAGCATTTCACTGAACTTCCGCTTCCTGGATATCCAACTTTTAGTTGAGTATGCAGGCGTAGAATACGGTTTATAACCGTGTTTCTCCGACATATCCGGGAACAATAGATCCCGAAATATATATGGTCTCTCGATCAAGTTTATGGCATCATTGATCGAAATGAAGTTATGCAAAGCAGCTTCGCGAAACTTCTGCCTCGCAGTCCAATTTTTGAACTCCGAGGGATCGACTTCAATTACTGATTGAATCTCGTCGACGTTTATGGCCCTGGTTAACTCAACGTTAGCAAGGAACTGCCGGACGTAATCTTTGATTACATCGGCCTCTACACCCCGCGCCCTGGCATCCGAGGCATAGCTCGAGAGGACCCGACGGTCCATATGGGTGGTTTTCCCAGATAGAAGTTTCTCTATCAAGGAGAGATGAGCAGGAGGGAGATCAAGGATCTCCTCTATGACCTGTTCAGGACTTAGATGCCAACCTGGCGCCTCAAGTCCGCCCAGTGATACTGGGAGAAATTGTGAGACGTCTCCCGGCAATAAGCCGGAAAACCTCTCTGAGAATCTCCACGAGGCCCACTTCTTAAGTAGGTCTAGCGGAGTCTCTAGCCAAGCCAGTACTTTACTGATTTGGTGTGCCTTCCCAATACCAGGATTGGGCTCGTCCTTCCCTTCATGCTCCTTGGAGCAAGGGGAAAGAAGGCGTAGCTTTATAGCATCAACATGGATATGACTTTCATATCGAAGTTGCCAAAGGTACTTTTTAAGAAAAAGTTCCTTAGATGAATACTCCCTGATGAAGAAGAATTCTTCACAGTACGTTCCACCAACTTTTGAAACAAAGTTTTGGGGAAACGAGACGGACATTCCGTTTTTCGTATGGGATTGAGTAATCCCAGAGAGATATTCCATCGGACCGATCGCAGCGTGGTCATCCCCGCTGCACGCAAAATGTCTCCACCAGGCAGCAGGAATTTCCTGTATATGTCTGGTACGTCTGAGCAACTCAGAATCCGAGATGTTTTGGTCGATCCGATATCTCAGGAATGATTCTAACTCAGCACAAAGGTTGTGCAGAGTCAAAACAGCTTTGGCGCCTGGATCCCCCATGAGGATTCCTCTTGAGGTTGTCCAGGTTTCTTCCCCGTCGATTACTCGACGCGGAGAACAAAGCAGTTCCCGAGATAAGCGATGATATACAGAAATTTCCTGTACTCCGCGTACAAATCCATCAAGCATTGCTTGACTATAGGAATGAACGCAGAAATCCGTCGCGGTCGTTAGATCTGATGATAACATCATCAGGTCTAACTGCTCCACTGGAGGATGTTCCTTCAAGTGGAGTCCCTTAACGTATTCAAATCCTTGTGCGGCACGGGTAAGACCCGCCTGCGCTGAGGGATGAGTACGTAGCCACCCAGTGATATGGTGGCTAAAGGGCTGGAGGAAGATTGTAACACAAGCTTCCCCCACTGTGATGACCCGGGACTTTGCTCCCGGCTCTCCGATAGACGATCTCCTTACTAAGGGTATGACCTCAGATGATATCTGAATACTATCCGGATCGTGCTTATTCCCGGTTAAAATACCGAGTTCAAGCAGCGTCTCGACTGACCACTGATGGAGCTGGTAACCAGTGGCTTCGTCGAGACCGTAAATAGGATCTTCGTACTTGAAATTTTCAAAGTCGAATTCCGTATCCTGGCGGGACTCTCCCGCCCGGACACATGGATGTATGGCCCCCTCGCTGTCGTGAGGGAGTGCGCTGATAAAATCAGTGTAGTCTTTACGACCCACCGTCATCCAACGGGGAAAACCACAAAGTTCTGTGGAATCCCTACCCAATAGGGTGGTACCCTCTCTGGTCTTGAGAGGTACCGTTTCCATCCAGATCCGGAAACTTTCCGAGATCTCTTTGGCACGCCCCCCTTCTTTCACTAATGAGTCAAAGGAGGAGGAGGTAGTGAGTGACAGGTGCGCCTGCGATTGATAATCGCTCCCGCGCTTCAACTTCCTACCTATGAGGCGGGAAAGTTCCGAGAGCAATGCTCTCCGATCCTCCGTCTCATCATGGACGCTCTCCAACGTTTCGCGGTGCTTTTGCAAACTACCGGTACGCGTTTCCGCATCGCCCGGGGGCAACCCCCGGGAGGATGTGAAGTGAGCCACTCGAGTCAAGTCTAACTTGGACTTTGCTCCGTGCATGAATATGGATCTCATCCATGGACATGCTTCGAACCAGAAAGAGGGAAACTCCTCTGTTCTCTGGTGTCCGAAACCCGGAAAATCACTTGGATTTTCGGGTTTTGGAGTATTAGACTGTAGTGCGTGCCACTTAAGAAGTGACCCGAACTGTTTCCACTGGCGAGTGCCAGTGTCAGTCCTATATACTCCAACAGAATACGCCCATTTCAGGATTCTCCTGAAGGCGGGCTTCCGATTGAAAATATCGGGAGTTGAGAAGATCACTGCATCGGTGATGGACTCTACGAAATTGGACACTCTCTTGAGTGAATCAAATTCAAGTCGACACAGATGGTATAAAACCTTCCTGTGCAAGGAAAGGTCAAGGATGCCCTTGATCCTCCTTTGTCTATTACGGAGAGATTCTCTCCTCCCCAGGCAACCTAGTCTTTTGGACATTATCTGTCCGAAGACTTCTTTCGCATGAGTGTTACTCAGCGAATCGTGCTCGCTTACTGTCCAAGTCCCGGTACGCGAGCCGTTACCAGAACCCGGCTGGGGCGCCACCCCAACATTGACGTTGCTATTAGCAGCACTCATTGAACAGAAGGCAGTTCCACTGTCCTTTCGTGCCGAATTTCTTC